AATAACGCCCATAAAATAATAACCAGGGCTTTGGATGCACTTAAAAAAGCCCGGGTAACTGCCCCCCCCTGGGCCAACATAATATACCCCCCCCCCCCGACAATGCCGAATTCATGGCGATAAAAACTTTGCTCATAAAATCCTCAAATTGCTCGGGGGTCATGTGATCGTTTTTAATGCCCTCGCTGGTATTCTCGCCGGCGCCTTTATAATTCACATTATATGGCGGATCGGTAAAAATTAAATTAGCCGTCTGTTCTTTCATTAATTTTTGGACATCCTCCAAATCAACGCTGTCGCCGCACATTACGCGATTCTTGCCCAGTATAAAAATATCGCCTTTTTTAATTTTCGGTTCAACGATTTTTTTAAGCTCTTGGTCAACATCAAATTCCTCGTCATTCTCTTTGTCACCAAGCAAATTTTTAAAATCCATTTGGTCGCTGATTTCTTTTTCGGAAAAACCAACTTCCGCCAAAACATCAAATTGGAAATTATCCAATAATTTACCCCATTCCCAGTCGCCGTTATTTTTGTTTAAACGCAGGTTTAATTCTTTTTCCTCCTCGGTGGTTAATAGTCTGTTGGGAACGCGCACATCGACCTCTAAAATTTCCAGCTCGGCCAAAATTATTAATCTTTGGTGACCGCCAATGACTTTATTGTTTAAATTAATAATCAATGGATCGGCCAAATTAAATTTTGACAGGCTTGTTTTAAGCTGTTCTTTTTGCGTGTCGCTTAATTTTCTCGGATTATAGTCGGCTGGCAGTAATTCGCTTATCTGCCTTTTTTCATTAATCCAAGAAATATCGATTTTATTTTCATCCATATGCGTTGAAAAATATTTTTAATTTTATAAATTTGGCGAGCGATAAACAAAGAAAATCTGCCACCGAAAGTTCGGCGCCTATTTTTCATCATTCCCTTAACAACTTGTCTAAAAGTTATCGGCTTATGATTTTTATGCCAATTTTCTCGCCTATAACAGCGAGATTTACTCAAAAATCTTGGTGAAGTAAAAAATGTTGATGTTAATAACATATAGTTAATTTTAGCACTTTTTAAATTCTTTATCCAGTTCGTATTGCCACACTCGAACGAGCTGGTCCATGCTGTGATTTTCCAAAATATAGTTAATTTTTTCTTTCCAGTCGGCTATCCGATTTTCGCTTAATCTGAATCTGATTAAATCGTGGCGCCAGCCCTCCTCATCGTTGACTTTCCTTTCGATGCAAGGCAAGCCAAGTAAATAGGCGGTAACTGTCTTATTATTGCTTTTAAAATCGTATGGTGGGGTGTTCAAGCGAGGATTTAAGGCCAAGGTGCATTCCTTGATTTGCTCATTGACTGTTTCCAGCTCCCACTCTTTAAAAATAATTTCTATGTTTTTGTCAAAAATAGCTCCCTGCGCTCGCTGATCGGCAATGATGGTCAATGTGTCCTTATTCCCGCCCACGCTCGTCAGAAGCCACATAATTGCCTTTAGGCTCTCAATAGTTCCCCCGTTGCCGAACCAAACATATTTCATCGGTCCGACTTCATTTTTCGGTTCATTGGGCCAGCCGTAATATTCCAAGTCATGGCCATCCCAAATCGTGATTGCTGATTTATCCGGGTAGTTTTCCTCAAACCACTTTTTCATCGGCTCGGTGGGGACTATGAAAAAATCAACCGCTTCCGCCATTTCCCTGATTTCGCTTTCTCTAATCAGCCATTCGGGATCGCATAAATCAAGACCGACTCTTGCCCGGCTGTATTTTTTAACTCTCTTAGCCATTTCCACAAACTTTTGATTAAAGCACTTTTGAAAAATAACGATGTTATATTTTAAAAGGTCTATTTCCGAAGTTTTTTCATCGGCCAAATCGGCTCCGAGATATTTTGCCGGCCATTCCGCCCGAAAGCGCGCGCTGGCGGCGTTCCTATGCTGGGGACATTGCAAATAAAATGGCAAAAATATTATTTTAGCTTCCGGATAATTTTCGGACATACATTTCCTTGTTTTTTATAAGCTCCTCGTTTTTTAAATCTCTCGACCTGTTAAAAGAGTCATGGTCGTGATAAATAATGGCGGTCGGAAAAAATCTAAAGATTAATCCTTGCTGGGACAATAACCAACCAAAATGTCTATCCTCAAATCCATAACCAGTGAATTCCTCATCAAATCTCGCCCCGGCCAAATCGGCTTTTAAAATAGCGCAAGTGCCGGTGGTATAATGCATATGGCCAAAAATGCCCTGACTTTGTCTAACCATATAAGCCCGCGGATTTCCCGGTTCCAAATATTCCACCGGTTGCAATCGGTCAATTTCAATAGCCAAACTTTGGCGATTAGAACTGCGGTATCCGACCAAACATTCGCCTTTGTTTATTTTCTGATATTCTCTTAAAAGTTTGGGGTGGGGCAGGCAATCATCATCGGCAAAAATAACCAATTCGTTGGTGGCCGCCTCGATGCCTAAATTTCGCGCCTTAGCCGGCCACGCTCGATCACGGCTTTCGGTATTGACATAAGTGATGCCTTTGAAAATGCTGGCGATTATTGTCGTCATATCTTGCGAGCCGTCATCAGCCACGATAATTTGCAAATCATCGCAAAAATATCGCTGGAGCATTATCGACTTAATGTGATATACCAAAGTCGCAAAGCGGTTATAGGTTGTGATGATGTAGCTGACTTTCATCTTGTTATTCTATTTTATAAATAAAAAGCGCACCACCAAGCAAAAGCAAAAACCAAAATAATAAATGTTATAGCTTGCCAATTTTCAATAAAAAAATATCATCATATTTCAATTTGCTTAATTCTTTCGTCTGTTGTGACTTTAATAAATAACTTTTCTGGCGTAAATGTTAATTTAATAAAAGGGGTTTTATGTTTTTGGCGATCAAAAATACTTATAGATTCCCCAGTCACCAAACAATGTTCCTCAACAGTTACTCCATCAGATTGGTCTTTAACAAGACGAATGTTTATTTTATTTGTTTTTAATTTTTTAGCTAAAAAATCAAACATATTATTGCTTTTTGTAGCACACGCCAACAATAAATATTCCGCGTTTATTAAAATTGCTTAAATCGTTAGTCTTGACGCGTTCAAATTTAACGATTTCCAAGCTCTCTTGGATGTATAATTCCTCGTGGTCAAAATAATGGTCAATCAGTTTTTTGGCCGATTCGAAGTCATAGACGACTTTGTGAAATTTGCTCGGATTGGCAAGAGGGATTGAATAAATAAATTTTCCGTCCTCGGCCAGCAATTTTTCCACACCCTCCAAAAATAAGTTTGGGTCATCCAAATGTTCGATGGTTTCAAAGCTGGTAATTAAATCATATGTTCCTATCATGAATATGTCTGATAAATCCTCTTTTTCAAAATCAACTGTTTTGAAAAATCCCCAATTTCCAGTAAATTCACGGGAAAAATCTACCGCTTCTTTGTCTATATCGGCTCCGGAAAGATTGACAGCCCCGAGCATACCCATCATTTTTAATCCATAACCCGTGCCACAGGCCACATCAAGAATTCTGCCGACTTTGGCATATCGCATCGCCAGCGAATATCTAATCATGTGTTCTGCGAAAGTCAACGAATGGCAAGTATTGTTCGGCACCACGCGTTCCCCTGTAAAAATTGGTCTGTTTTCCATATGATTATTTTCTCTTATCCCACTTTTTCATCTCAATAAAGACGAGGGCGGGGAACCCGGCGTATAAAATTCCGCCGGCAAATGACCAGATAGCGCTTTCGTTCATGGCCATTAATGATCCTAAAATACCCAGCGAACCAATAACAATGTTGATGGTTCCGATAACTTTAATTAGCGTTTTCATTTGTTTTTTCATGCTCTTGCGGCTCAATGTCCGTTTTTGAGCTTAATTTATATTTTTCGTTAAATTTTGTTCTATTTTCGGCTCGGTATTTATTGGCATCGGGGATTAATTCGATTGTCTTGCTTTCAAAATGATGAATCAAAACATTGGTTGTGGTCTGCGGCGCGTGGCCAGCATTTTTAAATCTCATAAACAAATCAGTATCCTCATACCAAAGTTTGTCAAATTGCTCATCGATAAAATATCCCTGCTTGGGCTGGGCCAGCTTTTTAATGCAGTCCTGTCTAAAAATAAAGAAAAAACCAGTCGCTCCGTTGCCGATCTGTTTTTGGTCATTTTTAATTTGCATCGCTTTTTGATGCCAATTGTCCGGCATCGCTTTATGCGTGAATACTGGACTTAAGCACCAAATATTTTCATTCTCATCTAAAATTTTAACCATTCTTTGCAGGCAGTCGTTGTCAATCACGATGTCATTATTTAAAACCGCGATATATTTTCCAAACGCCTCTTTAATGCCGATATTCCACGCCTTGGCTACGCCAAGATTTTCATCATTTTTAAATATCTTTATTTTGCTGAACAAATTAAGCTCAACGCTTTTTTCCAACCAGTCAAAATATTTCTGCATGCCATCCTCGGTGCTGTGATTGTCCACGATAATCAATTCGTATTCAATCTTGGTGGTTTGCTGAATCAGCCCGATAATCAGCTGAGTAAAAAATAGGTTGTTGTAAGTGGGGATGATAATCGAAATCATAAAAAATTTATTATCAAGACAATAATTGTTCCGAATACTAAAATTGTGATTAAAATAATTTTCACAAATTCTCTAAGTAATTGCCTTAAATATGTCATAATTTTGTTATTTTTTTGCTGAATGTTTCCAATGTCGATTTTAAAATATTACGCCAATGGTCGTTAACTTCAGCCCCGGGGATGGTATAAACCAAATCCTCGATCTGCTTGGACAAATTTTTAACTTCCGAGCTTACCACATGGCCGTTTAAAACATCGCCGATTAATTTAAGCCAATCCTTGCGGTATCTTTCTGGTGAAAAATGATGCATGGCGGTTTTGCGCCCCTCCTCACCGATTTTCTTGGTCTTGGCTGGATTGCGCCGGCACCAGTCTAAAATCTTAACGGCTTCCTCAATATCGTGTCCGCTTATTAAAAAGCCGTTTTTTCCGTCAATAATGTATTTATCCCAGTCGTGATATGGCGTGCTGACCACGCAACAGCCCGATAGCATAGCCTCGGTTCGGCCGCGTGGCATCGGGGAATGGATGGTCGGGTTAAAATAAATCAAACTTTCCGATAAATATTTACGATAATCGTCAAAATTTTCAAAAATAATGTCCTGCCCGATGTGGGTGATGTCTATTTTTTCTTTAACATCTTTTAAAAAATAGCGGTTATAGTATTCGGCCCAGCCGTCTTTTTCAAGATTGTAATTCGGGCTTAATGTGATAATTATCCGATTTTCTTTTTTGGCGGCCGGTTTAAATTCCGCCGGCGAGATGCCATGGATGATATGTCGGCCGAATCCCCATTCGCGCCAAGCCTGATCACTATTTACCAGCATCGGATTGTCGCCGATCATTTTTTTCATTTCGTCTTTCAGCTCATCGCTGTCCTTTCCGCAAAAAAATGGCGTGCCGTGATTTAAAACCAGTTTAGGGATGTCTTGGATTTGTTCATTTAAATATTTGTAGGGGATACCTTTTTTATCGCCATATAGGCATTGCTGGTCGAGGTGCAAAATAGCCATGTCGTATTCGCCCGGCTTGTAGTGGTCGATAAAAAACAAGTTTTTAGGCACTGGGCGCGATTTTTCATTCCAAGATTTAATTTTGTTTAACAAAAAATAAAAATTAAACTCCGGGAATGTTTGCATCAGCGTGTATTGGTGAGCTACATGCCAGCTATAACCAAAAATTTTGAGCTTATTTTTCATTGCCGTGATCAATTAATTGGCTGATTGGTTGACAGCGCAATTGTTTAATGTCATTTTCTAAAAAATCAATCATTTTTTCTTTGTGGGTTTTTTCGTGAATTAACTGTCTGTTTAAAATATCGATGTCAGATGATAGGTCGGGGTTTAAAATTTTGGCTTGATTATTAAATCTAATCGTAAAATCAAGGTCATACCAATCGGATTTAAATTTTTCAAGCATTTTTATGGCTGTGCCTATTTTTTCCTCGTTGGTGATAATCATAAAATTAATGGATTATTTTTCGCTTAATTAGGTCTGTTCTCATGTCGGCCAAAACCTTTCTTTTTCTTTCATTATTTTTTGAGTTATCCACAGGTTGTCCCCCTTTTAAATTTAAAGTTTCTATTTCTCTTTTTTTCCCTTTCTTTTGTGGGTCAAATAAACTGACTTGTTTGAGTCTATTTTTTTGACCACTTATGGTCAATTTTCTTGACTGGTCTATTTTCTTGACTACCTCACTGATGATCATTTCAAGGTTAAGTTTATAGGCATTAATATTTCCGTCTTTATTGGCAAAAATTGCCTTAGAATTAATCAGATTTTTTAATGCTATGCCTACGCTTTGCCTTGATAATCCTGTCCCTAAATCTAAAATTTTGCCATCTCTTGATTTAATTCCTTTGACAAATTGGGTGAAACTTATTCTATCGCTCTTTTTATGAAATCCAAATGTGCGCCGGCAGATATAAAGCAGGCATTTCCCCTCGGCTTCGGGTATATTTGGCAAAAGAAAATCTAAAATGATATTTGGTATTTGAGTCGAGTTAGGAATTATCTTGCTCATAAGTTTTCCACAGTTTTTCCACAAATGCTTGTGGTCTAATAAAATTATACCACTTTAATAAAAACTTGACAAATACCTTTATCTTTCCATTTGCCGGCCGTCTTTGCGCGGATCAGGTTCCTCTTTGATTAAACGCTTGGTTGATTGGATTTTCTCGTATAAATCTTGGCGGAAGTTCTTGATTTTTCTATAAACCAAATATTCGGTGGAGGCCTTGGCTCGCATTTCGGCATCGGCATTGCTGTCCGATATATTTCGCAGTTCACTCATTTTGCGATAAAAAAAACTTTCAAATTCGGCCTCTAAAGTTCCCAGTCGGCAAAGATAACTGCTAAGCATATTGAGCCAATTTTCCGCTTGGCCCGGCGTTACCATGTCAGGCGGAGTCTTGGCGATCGTGTCCGTAACCTTTAGGATTGTATTTATCAGCCCCATAGCCTGCGACTGATTCGTGGTCAATTTGTCCTCTGTCATATTGGTATAAATAAATTTCTTGCAGTTTTATCTCAAATTCTTTGTTAAAAGTCGCTTTTTCGTGGCATCTATGGCAGAGAAACACCGACGGGCTGAACCGGCGCTCGCTTCCCCGCCACAAATGATGTTCCTCGAGGCCCGATCCCCATGCTGTGGCCGGGCAATAGAAACATTTTTGTGGGTATCGTTTATATTTAGCTTCCTGCATCGTCTTTTTTGTCCTCCTCAGAGGCCACAGGAGCCTCAACCTCGTCATTTTTAGGCTCGGTCTGCTCTGCGGTGGCTTCCTCGGATTCAGCCTCGTCTTGGGCGGTTTCCTGCCCATTTTCGGCCTCATCTGAAGCAGGCTCATCCTCCTCGTCAGACTCAACCACGATGCTGTCAATAAAGTCATTGGCCGTATTAACGGCATCAATCAATTCATTGACTTTTTCCATCACAATCTTTCTAAACTGCCAATCGGCTAAATTTTCAACCGAACTAATCAGTTTTTCGATTCTATTTTTTTCCTCGTCCATATTTATGTCTTAGTGGCGATTAAATTTTCGCCTTTAATTATTTAATTTTAAAACCATGTTCACAAAAACCACTTACGAAAAAAGAAATTATTAATGCCAATGGGCCTAAAAATAGACTCAAAAAAAGACTATCAGACAAGTTTTCTCTGTAGTATTTTTTAGCCATTCCCTCTCCGCCAATAGATAGTGAAAAATGTTGAGAATCAGCAAAAAGGATACCATACGAAAAAAACGAACAAATTAGCCAAAGAATAATGAAAATAATCATATTAATTTAGTTAATTAATAAACGCTTGGTAATTCCTCATCATAAATCCTGACTCCCGGTATCTCGCGCGCGCCTCCGGTCACGGCTTTGCGGACCAATCTTTCATCGACCATCAGGTATTCGCGTGGCACTAACGCTTCATCAGTGACCTCAAACTTGGTCACAGTGCGGAATCTTGTTTGTCCGCTCGCGCTTTCCACCTTGCTTTCCTGCTTTACCTCGGGGATAAATTCCTGATTCTGAATTTCATTCAAGGCTTCTTTCTTGGCGTTGCCTTTCAATTCTTTAGCCTCCTCCTCCTGTCTTTTTTGCTCGGCCTCAAATTCAATCCTCTGTTTTTCCTCCTCGGCTTTGCGTTCAATCTCTCTGAATGTAACCATCGTCTTTTTAATGGCCATTTCCAGTTCCTCCAGCGGTTTAAGTGAGGCCTTAAAGCTGTTATTAATGTCTTTGATGTGATCGTTCAAAGGCTTGGTAAAAAACACACGCAATTCCTCGATTCTCTTTTTGCGCGCCACAATCTGTTTTAAAATTTCCGAGGCCGGCGCCATATCCTCGGCTTTCTCGATTTTAATTTTAGCGCCTTGTTTAACGATGCTTTGGACATCGTTGTTGATTTGCAGAAGTTTAGTCTGCATGTCCGTGTTTTGGGTCATACTTTTACTTCTTTGGTGTCAAGCAATTCCATGATTGCTTGCGCCATTTTAATTATTAATCTTATCTCGCCGGTCACTCGTTGATTGTTAACATCATCGGAAGCCGACATACTTTGATAAATCGGCGTTAACAAATCGATTAAAGCGCTCAAAAGAACTGCTGTGTTAACATCGGCCGGATAGTCTTTGAGCAACTCGATGATTTTTTCTTTTAATTGTTCAAGATGTTTTTCCATAAAAATATATTAATTCGCGGAGCCACGCCATCAAAATGAGTAAAAAATGGCGTGGTGCGCTGTCCCCATGATGTCAAGCGCAATGGACTCCGCGATTGGTTAATAAGGCAAAATAACTTCTTTTTTTTGTTTATTGTTAAGCGTTACCTCTCTCTTTTTAAGCGTTAGGGCGGCCAAAAATGCCTCAAGGTCGGCTTTATAATCTTTGACTGGCACTTCGGTGTCCTCGAACTCGGCCGTGAATTTATCAAATCTTAAAATCCATCTTGGTCCGTCATATTTTATGCCGGTTTCCTCCTCATCGGCGTTTTGGTAGGCGGCGGTCTGATATCGCATTTCGTTGTAGATGGCATTGCCGGTCTTGAAATCAATCACGCACCTTAATCCGTCCACTATGGCGATGGCATCCAGCGTTCCGGCGTAGATGTGCTTTTTACTGTAAATAAATTTTTCGCTGGCTATCCATTCAACCCGATGCTCTCTTTCCCATCCGAGAAATGCCATCGCGCCGTTTAATATTTTCTCGTCATCGGGAAGCGATGGTCTTTTCTTGGCTTTCTTTATTTTAAAATTAATATAGCTTTCTATCCAGTGGTGGATGTCTTTGCCGATATTGGCCGCCTCGATTTTAATTTCATCGCTCTTTCCGCTCGCCTCGTAAATATCGCCGTTCGTGATCTGCCGTGTTTGGCCGATTTCTATCAGCCTATCTCTCATCACTTTTAACCGCCACTCGTTTAATATCGGTTTGTTGATAATGGACAAGGCTTCGGTCACCGAAATAATTTTGTCGCCATTGCTTCGATAATATCCGCGTTTTTTTGGCTTATCGATAAAAAATAATTTGATTGCTCCGCTATAAAGCAATATTTCCTGCTTGGTCATATAATTATTTCTTGTTGCTCATGGCCGGCGTGGACATAAAGCTATATAGCATATCTTTGGCAACGGCCGGACTGACTTTTAACGATGGTCTGCTTTCGCCGGTCATGCTGTTATAAACTTCCAGCGCCTCGGCTTCCGTCTTGGCTCCAGCCTTAAACAAATGATGTTTTAATCTGGTCAAACAGTCAACTTTTTCATCCTGCTTTTTTTCCGCCTCTTTTCTTTGCTCGGGCGGTAACGATGCGATTCGTCCGTCATCATCCTCATCGCCGGTTAAAATACCGAAAGCATCGCAAAATGCGTATCGCTTGGCAAAAGTTAGGGCCGAAGCGAATTGCTGTTGTTTATTCATGAACGCCTCTTTGTCTATCGGTATTTGGAATTTGCTTGATTCCGAGTGTCCGGCGCGGTGCGTGATGGTGCAAACCGCCGTCACAGTTTCACCTGCGACATCGGCATCGACCTTATAAGAAAATCCATTGTCTTTAATCAGGCCTCTGACCTGCTGGACAATGACATCGAGCGGCGCGTAGCTGTAGCGTGTTGATTGCTTGTCCCTGTTTAAAACCTTTTTGCTCTTTTTGATAATCGGGCAAGACGATTGAAAATTCGCCATGGCCTTGTCAAATTCCTCCTTGGCAAATTCGGCTTTTAATTCCCGGCGCATGGCGAGCAATTTTTCCATGGTTTCCACCGGCGTGCCTCTGTCAATCGCTTGAGCAATTAATGCTTCAGCCGATTGCGCGACTGGCAAATTTCTTTCCGCAACTTCTACATCAACGACCTTAGTTAAAGCCTTGGTCTTAGGCTGTTTTGTCCGTGCCATAAATTTTAAATTAATAGTTATCCACAGGGTAACTTAATTTTATCAAATATCAAGCAAAACATCAAGTCCTATCAACAATGCTGATATTACGCCACTTTTTGCCGTTTGTCTTGATTTTTCCTTTTTTCTTAAGCTGGTTTATAAAATAATCCGCGCCTTGAGTGGAGCATTCTAAAAACTCGGCCATTTCCGTCCGGGTGGGCGAATATCCGTTCTCATCGATGTATCCATATATATATGCCAAGGCTTTGTTTTCCTCCTCGGTTAATGGCAAGATTTTTTTAATCATAAAATTAAATTAGCTTTGGTTGTTGATTAATGTTCTCGTTTAATTTTTGTTTGGCGGCCATAAAGTCGCTCCAATTTTTCAATCTTTCTTTCAGGATGTTGCAGGCGGTTTGTTGCTGGTCTATTCTATGCTGGAAATTATCGATGTATTCGCTTAATTCGTCAACATTCTGCGGATAGTAATATCCTTTTCCATTGGCGCAAATCGGATGGCCTTTATCTCTAAGCGTGTTTATAACCGATCGCAAATTCGCTCCAAGTTTTTTGTCTTTGTCGTAAATGTCCAAAAATGTTATCAATTCCGCGCCCGATACCGGTTTGCGTTTATTCCTGTCTTTAATCATTATCAGGATTTCGTTTTGTTTAATTGTCAGCGGATTGTTGTTCATGTTGTTTTATGGCTTTCATAATTTGAATTGCCACTTGCGGAACAATCGCATTGCCGAGGCTCTTTAATCGCTGTGTGCGGTGTCCTGCTTTGGATAGTTTAAATCCGTCCAATTCAACGGGTAGCCCATCATCCACTCCACAAAGTTCGGTTGCAACTTCAAGCCAGTTTTTATCCCATTCTCTTGCACAGTTCCATCCAAGTAATTTTTCTTGTAATTGTGCAAGCTCCCGGCGCTCCCGGCGCTCCCGGCATTTCCCTCCCTCGCTCTCGGAGTCGGTAGCATCGCTATATGGTCTTTCAAATCGCCCCTCCAGCTTCCTAATTTGCTCGGGTCGCGTGGCATGTCCTTTTTCAATCTTAATGGCCTCCCTTTTCCGTTGCTGTCCATTGCTTGTGGTGTCGGTATCATTTGGCTGGCCAGCACATCTTTGACTTTCACTCCGAACCTCACGCCCTTGGCATTCTGACGACTCCAACTTCCGTTCCTCATTTCCGCATTCTTGACTGGCGCGACCTCCGCCTCGCTCGTTCTTGCGGTGGGCAACAAACCATATCCGATCTCGTCTGTGCGGCGCGTTAACGCCGACAGCTGGAATAATAAACGGCTGCACTTCGTAGTCTGCGCTTTCCAAGTCAAGACACACTTGTTCGAATACCAACCCCCCGATAGTAAGTAAGCCACGCACATTTTCAGCGATGACCCATGTCGGTTTTGCAAGCTGTATAACTCTAAACATTTCCGGCCAGAGGTGGCGGTTATCCTCTGTGCCTCGTCTTTTGCCTGCGGCGGAAAAAGGCTGGCAGGGGAATCCTCCGGTGATGATGTCACAAAGGCTGGATGACTGAATGCCTGCGACAGATTCACGCTGTGCTTTGTCGTATACTTTTGCTGACTGCTTTTTAGATTGTCCGTGAATGTGTCTGCCCCAGTCGGTGTCGGAAGTAATCCCTTGCCTCGTAATTTCCCTAATGTCTTCATAAATTTTTGAATTAGGCCAATGCTTTTTTAGCACTTGTTGGCAAAATTTATCATTGTCGCAAAAAATATGCTCTGAGTTCGGCCAGACTGTATCTATCGCCAAGGCAAATCCGCCAATACCACTAAATAAATCAAGATGTTTCATAAAATTACTGGGCCTTTTGGCAGTGGCATATTGCTGATTAATAATTCTTTGCCCTCTCTCGCTTTTTTATCTTTGGTTCGGGTAGTGCGATATAATAGACTGTATTTTTTAATAAATATTTTTTGTAAATGTATTCTATACCATTTTTCTCTTTTTGTTTTAAAAATTCCTAAAAATTCACCATTCTCTAAAAATTCAAAATTTTTTATTGTTAACTTTATATCAGGATAAATCCTTTTAGCAAATTTAATAAACTGATCAACCGTCATGTTCTTTCTTGCCATTTTTTTAATTTCTTTTTGTGTGAACATAATAATTTACTTATGTCTGCCGACAGTTTTGTCCGTGCCGGCAGGGAAAGAAAACTATTTTTTCTTTCTGCTTTTGCCGAGCTTTTTAAGCTCCTCTTTACGGCCCCATTCGGTGGCCTCTTTCTTGCTTTTGAAACCGCCTTGATAGGTTCGTTTGCCTTTGTGCTGAACCCGACAGCTCCATCCGAGCGCATCTTTGTGAAGATACATAAACTTATATTTAAACGGCCTGATGGCCTCTAAAGTTATTTTTGGATAACATTTCCTCCGCACTTAGGGCATCCGCCAACCATGTTATCAATCGGCTCTGATTTAAACTGGTGCGCGCAGTCAAGGCATTCGTATTTGATTAAAACTTCTTTCTTTGGCTTGGGTTCGGTGCCGGTCTTTTTCTTTTTATTAAATTCGTTTTGATAACAGTTTTTGCAGAGTCCTTTCGCGGAATATTTAGTTTCGGTGGTTCCGCATTTTTGGCATTGGTCGTAAGCTCTTGACCATCGCTCGCCCGATGCTTTTTTCTTTGGCGCATACTTGGCTCTCTTGGCTTTCATCACGGCTTCGTAGCCGGATGTTTTGCCTTTTGTTTTTTTAACTTTTAGTCGCCCCCCCCCCCATTGGGTTTTCGGCTTCTTTGTTTAACTCGACACACTCAAGCATTTCGTTGCTCTCGGTGTCCAAGCAAACCAATTTTTCGGTCTTAACGATGCGATAAAATTTAAGCATAAAAATTTATTTCCCATCTGTTAAAAGGAAGTTTTTACTTTCCATTTTTTCAAACAAGGTTTTATTATTTTGATCTACAATATAAGGCAAAAATACTTCCTCAAATTTAACCATTTCGGTATCGATTAAAGCCATCTGCGCTAAAATCCAATCTCTGATATTTGCCCAAGCTGTGTTATAAACTTGGTCACGCTTCATTTCCCCGGGTTTTCCTCCCCCCAAATCACACAATAAGCATCCATACATAACTCGGCTGACATTTTCCAATCTTGCCGGCAATTTAAAACCAAATAATTGGTCATTAATTTCCAAGCCAAAACTAAGTTCAACAATTTTTCCTTGCTGATTATAATCAAACATTATTTTTTTTGCGCCATGTTCGGATAAGCACTTTTGAATTTTATCAAAAGTTCCTCTGCCTTTGGATGTATAATTTTTTAATGCCATTTTTATGTTTTAATTATCAAACAAGAGTCGGTAAGTGGCTTCATTCCGCATTTTTCAGCCGGAGCCGACTAATCATAAATTCGGCCACTATGCTTGTCGCACCGAACTCTTGTTTGAGAACTAATCGTAATCATAATCATTATCTTTTTTCTCAATTCCCAATTCATTTTTTAAAGCAACGCCTTTGCCTGTTAAAAGATGACCACTTCCATTTGTTCCTTCCTCGTCCATAAAAGGTTGCCATTCGCAATAACCAGCCAATTTTAAATCAAGCATAATTTGTTTAATTCTTGATTTTTTTATTCCCGTTTCTTTTTCTAAAAAATGATAACGATATCCCCATTCCTCATCCATGTATTCAAGAATTTTTTTGTGTTCATCGGTGATTTGCATACCCTTTATTTTAAATACTCAATCTTAACTTCAATCAATCCAAAGCCTAAATCTGCGATCTGCGCGAAAGCGAAACTTGATAAATCAACAATTCTTTCGGGGCTTTGTCCGGCCTCTGGCCCGAAGTCATTCACATAGCAATCAACACTCTTGCCGTTGGCGATATTGGTCACTCTGATGGTGCTGTATCTCTTTGCTACCCGGCTGGCGCAAGTAGCGTGATTTCTGCTATAAAATCCATAAAGATAGCCATCAAGGTCATAATCATACCAGCTGGCCACCCCTACCTGCTGAATACCCTGTTTTTGTGGCTGTGGCTTTGCTGATGGTGCCTGTCCGGGTGGTTCCGCCTCATTGGCAGTCTTGGGGGTCGCCTCGCTCACAGGAGCTTGTGTGGCCTCAAGCGACGGCCGCAGATATTGCTTGGCATAGGCCTCCAGCGACTTTTCCTGCTGGTTGATGTAGATTGCTATCCACCATACCGAAAATCCGCCCACTAAAATAAGCAACGCGACAAAATACCGCCACTCCCCCTTTGCAGTTTTTGGCGAAAACATCGCCCCTTTTATCTTTTGATTGTCCGCCCACGATTTTTCAAACATATTTATATAAAAGTGGCCAGTTCATTCCGCCCTCACTGCAACCGCCCCGGGCATTCTTTGACGGCACCACGCTAATTTTTAATCTTGCATATCGCGCTCAATGTCGTAAGGCTCGAGCATCCCGCCGAGCGGATATTCCGGTGTGAATTCATCATCATAACTTGGAGTGCTTCTTTTGTATGCTGGCCATCCTGTTTTCTTTTCTATAATCGCCGGACCGAAAATATCAAATCCGCAAATTATACTCGCTGTTCTATTTATGTGATCACTCGATTCCGAGTTAAAATATACCCTGCCTTTGTTTCTTTGGCTGTAAATGTCGAAGTCGTTGCCGATGACTTCCTGAATGCTTTTAAGTTTTGAAGTGTTTACTGGCTCAATTTTTAGACTATTCGGTCTATAAATAAATGCTTGTTTCATGTCCGTGTTCTAATTGTTTAAGTTAATCATACCCTTTTTAAAGCAAAACATCAAGTCTTTTATCAAGCTAAAATATAGACAGATTTAGGCTTATATCTACATAAAAATAAAAAGAGCCATTTTTTTGGCTCTTTTTTATAATGAGTTATGCACAGTTAATCCACAAAGTTATCCACAGTTAAGCGGTTTTTATAATTAGTTTTTTGGCCACATTAAATTTGGCAAATTCCTCGGCCGAAATTTCGACTATTTTGTCTTTGTCGAATCCCAGCAAAAAGGTGTCCCAATCGCCGATAGGAATTAGCGTATTGCCTGATTGGGCATAGATGGCCGGCTCGCCTTCTTGTTTAATTGTAATCATATTATCTTGTTTTAATGGCTTTACCATGTAAAGCATTTTATAAGGTATCGGATAGTCCGCGCTTAACTTTTTGTTGTGCGGATCGTAACTGTCAAAAATATCCTTAATTCCGTCAGGCTCAATAAACAATTTTTCGGTGGCATGCTGGACTTGCTGTTGGCAGGCAGGCACCGGACTTTGATTGTTCCAGCCCGGGCAAACCGCCGTGCATATTTGCAGAGCGCCTTGTTTAAGAACATGAATTGAAGCTTCATCGCCACCAAAAACCCATTGATAGGCAATCTCAAACATTTCCAAACTTTCCTTGGCGCATTGCCTCATTTCGTCAGTCAGGCAAGTCGTATTAAAATACTGCGCGCGCGTAAGCTCTTGATTGTTCGGCAACATCCATTCGGGGATAAAACCATTTTTCCGCCACCACTGCGCCACGGCGTTTAAATAGGCGCCGTCCTCGGTGGTGCCGTTCTGAATGGCCGCCCAACGGCTGGATATTCTGATAATGCCGTCCGGGCCGATAAAGCGCCACTTATTAAGCCATGCCAAATGGCTGTCAGGCAGTCTGTTAATGGCCTTGAGCAGGTTTAGGCATGTTTCTATGCATCCGCCCCCCGACACTGTCACACAAGTCATTTTATCGCCTCCACGGCCGCTCTGGTCCTCCTCCGCCGGCTTATATGGTCGATTGTCCGCCGAGGGGTTAATTTCCTCAATTTCGTCTGCCTGCCCGGCGATATGATCGGTTGGCAGGGGGGGCGCTATCAATACGCCGTTATTTTGATTGATTTTTAATTCTTGCATATTTCATGAGATTATTTTTTAAAGTAGCCGGCGGGTTTGCTACTATTTTGCATTACGCAATTCGTGGTATTTTGCCACAGTTAGCTAATTCCGCCGGCTTTAAGTATATGTTTCGGGGATGGCTAAAGTAATTTGTTCGTTCAGCTTTTTATCAATATCAAGGATATAACGATTAATGTCAAATATTTTTTCTGTTTCAATTACCAGCGTGGCCTTGGTCGGCGACCAAATAACCTCCTTAATTATCATATTCTCGTCAAAAATACTTTCATCGGCATCCACGCCGATTATCCGACAGGTATCGCCCGGCTGGATGCTTTCAATATCATAACCTTTGGCGCTTTCGTTGTTATCAATAATTTCCAATTCAATTCTTATTTTCGGGTCTTTGCTTTCGTTGAGTTCGGCATTGCCGATATTATCCATGGTGGTGGCATCCTCAATCTTGCTATCAACCATCAGTTTTACTCGGCGCCCATATAAACTGATTGAAACATCGTCTTTGTATTCTTTGTAAATAGCCGCGCCATCCCAAACTAAAATAATGTTTTTTATTGAGTCGGCGCTTTTGCTCGCTTTAATGCTTTTAATGTCTTTGCCTATGACAAAATCGTGGTCGGCGGAACTTGATGGCGCCTTAAAATAAATTTGCCCATCACTGTCTAAAAACCAATACCAATCTTGCGGGGCGACTCCGCGGCATCTCTCTATGGCCTCTGAATAAGTCAGCGCTTCAAAAGTATAATTCATGTCATTGCCGGTATCCTCAATGGTCGGTGTGCCTGATAAATTATAATAAATCGGAAAAGTAGTATTAGCCGCGTTAAAATAATCTATAATTTTTTTCAAGACAGTGGCTATTTCGGCCGCCGCAATACTGAGTGCTGTTATGGTCAGACCATCCGTTGTTTCAGTGTAAAGCGTGGTTTGCGAACCAGTTTTTAATAAATCATTGTTTAATTTTGAAATAATACCAAAACAAACAAGTTCCACATACTCATCGCCTCCGTCAATAATCGGATTTTGCTGTTCAATATAACCATTATATATCATGGTTCCGGCCAAACCGGTATCCTCGTCATATACCCAAATTTCAATACGATTACCGATGCTGACATCGCTATTTGAATTAAAACTGTCAATTTTTCTGGCCAATTTTAAGGTTAAATCGCCAATTCCGCCATTAATAACTTTGCTGAAACTGTCAAAAGTCGCATCAGTGATAATTTTGATAAAAGTGCCGGAACTGTTGAATGATTTTATTGTCAGTGTTTTTGCCATAATCTAAATATATTTTTTCGTGTAGTAGATTTGCCAAACAACGCTGTGGCTGGCCGCTCCGCCATCCACGCCACGATATACTTTAAATTTCATGTCATCTTGTTCCACTGTTCCACCGGCGGCATTGGAAGCGTCAGCATAACCATCCTGCCACGGATCGGCGTTTGATTTTCTAAACATGGCTTTGCCGTATAAATATCTGGTGGCGAGATTACTGAAAGTCCAGCGATAAAAGTTGGTTGAATTGGAGCCGGAAATAACACCCGGATTTAGCACTATCCAATATCTTTGGCCTTTTTTCAAGAATGGGCGATTGGCATCCGTGCCATCCCAAACGGCATCGGTATTGGTTTCCGCGGCCTGAACATTGGCGTGAGTTATTTCGTATTCATTGCCGACATAGATAGGACTTCCCGGCTTTCCGTTGTCATTAGAATAAATTAAAAACTGCATCGGGCCATCCAGTGCGCCTCCATCGTCTTTAGCCACAGAAACATTAAGTTTATGAATTCGGCCGCTTTGCGATGGGATAAAGCTTTGCGCTTGCCAAGGAGATGAATTCCATCCGCCGTTAACAAAAATGGCCGTTCCGCTCCCATCATTATTAGTTTGCTCTTGGTCTAAAGTGCTACCTGAACCCAAAACAGTCAATTTCAAATTGTTGGCTCCGATTATCACCGAGGGGAATTTGCCTCGATAATCAAGGTTGGTCGTCCCATTTTTTTTCACAGTCTGATTTTCCTCATCTATTTCCAAATAATCGGTATCGCTAAACCCATCCAAATCCACATCAATATAATCCCCCGTGTCGGTATTTTCTATTCTTATGACATCAGCATTGCCTCTGGTCGTGATGGTTACTTTATGCCGCGGTTTTGGCTGGTAACTTCCCTCAAAGGTTATCGCCTCAGTATCGGTCGTTGCCGTTATGCCGCTTTTATTTAAAGAAGTGGTTTCCGAGGTATTTTTTCCGTAACCGAGAGGCACAAAAAATCTAACCTTATAAGGCACATGCATCAGATGATAATGGTCGCGGTCAAATTCATGGGCGACTGCCCGGCAGACATAGCGCCGCGTCCCGCCCGCCCAGCTAATATCAAGATTTTTGTCTTTTCGGCTGATTAATTCTTTAAAAGCATCTATTTTTGTTTCCAAATCGCTTTGGCTTGAACCAACCAGTATGCCCTCAATGTCAATATATTTAACCGAATAAGTGTCGTCAATAATAATCTCGCCGTCTTGCCGGGCCAGTTTAAGAGAATTGATAAGACGCTCCGCCACTGTTTCATGTTTGGCGAATCTTGGAATATATGTGGCACTTACCAATTCGGTGCTATCGTAAGTTATTGACATATTAATTGGCTAATCTGTTAAAATTCATAGCCTTGTTTAATTCTGATTTTATTCTTGTGATAAAATCTTTGTCAGTCATGGTCGCTCCTCGCAAATCAAATATCATGGTTAATCCCTCATTTTTCCCGGGAGGCGTGATTCTCTCGCCACCATGCACCATGGCCATAGTCGGCGAACCTTTCGGCCCGGGAACGACTCCGCCATCGGCAAATCCCAGCAATGGATTGTATTTAAGTAATGGATTATTTCTTGACGAGCTTTTTAAAGATTCGGCCTTGCTCGACATTGAAGAAATAATCTCGGTGGCATTTTTAATTGGCGCTGTCACCAAAGCATTGGCCTTTGTCGATGTGTTATAAACCGCTCCTCGAGCAAAAGCATCAATGTTTTCCTCTGATTTTACGATAACATTAAGCGCTCCTTTTAAATTTCCTTGGCCAAGCAACGACATTGCTTGGACTAATGCCGTTATTCTTTGCAAGGCTCTATTAATCGCCGGCAAAAATGTTGAACCAAGCGTAACTGACAAAGCATCAATATTATTTTTAAATAATTGCATTTGCATGGCCGTGGTTTCAGAAGCCGCTCCGAATTCTATCGCCAACGAAGTATTATCAGACCATTGAGTTTTAGAAGTTTTTAACCCGGAATTTAACTGGTCAAGATTGCCGGTTAATTTGGTCATAACTTTTCCGCCGATTTGCCCAAATACTTCAATGGCCGCCAAATTCTTATCGGTTGACGATGGTATTTTTTCAAGCCCTTTAATCACATCCATCACGGCCGATAAAGCATTTTCATCCAAACTTTTTTTAAATTCCGCTGATGATTTTCCTGCTAATTTGGCCGCATCATCAAGATGCTTCTGCATGTAAATAATCGCCGAGCTGACGCGCGTGCCGGCATCATAGCCATCCTCACCCAATGACACCAAAGTCGCACCAAGCGCGGCCACCTGCCACGCCGTTATTTTCATCATCGAAGCGGCACCACCGACATTTTGCGTAAACTTGGATATTTCGGAAGCATTGGCGGCGGTTGTGTTTGATAATTCATTCCATACCGATAATAAATTTTCGCTTTGCTTGACAGTCAGCCTAAAAACATTTTGCGCCTTGGCGACCACCAAAGCGATTTCCTCCGCTCCTCCCGAGAATTCAGGCAGGGCCACAGTCGCTTTAGCGATTATGTCCGTAAAGTCTTTGATGTTTTTGGTTCCTTGAATGCCTAATTGCCCGGCCACGGCCGCAATATCGGCAAGATTGCCGGCGGCGACTGGCAAAGTTTTGCTCATATCTAAAATTTCCTTGCCGAATGCTTTTGTTTCTGTGGCGCTAAGTCCTGTCGTTTTTCTGACTTCGCTCATTTTTGATTCAAAAGCCACGGCCGCTTTGACCGCATCTACACCTATTTTAATTGCCATACCGGCGGCCGCCACGCCTAAACCGGCCATAGCTACTCCTGCCAGACTTCCAGAATTTCCGACTTTATTAAGCATGCCCGCTAAATTTTGAAGCGGACCGCTTGCTTGGTCTTTGGCCTTAACGACTACATTAAGGGTGCTGTCTGTTGATGCCATTTCCCTTATTTTTCCATTCCGAGTAATCAGCTTCAATGCTTATAATACTCATGATGGATTTTATAAATTCAAAAGATGTTTCTCTTATTTCTTGCTCCGTCCAGCCAAATTTTTCTGCCAGTCTGAACATAACAAATTCAGGCGGAATTTCATCGGCCGTTCCCTCAAGAGTTTGGATTATTCGGATGCTAAAGTTTTTTTTTCCTCCACGCCTTTAGTAAAAGATTTATTGATTTCCGTGATTAAAAAGTCGCCATCAGCAAAACTTAATTTTCTAAAACTATCTTTATTGATTGGCAATGGCTGTCCGGCTTCATCAGTTAAATCCCAACCGGTAATTAAAAAAGCGGCAAGAGCTAAATCATCAGTCTTGTCGGCTTCGGTTTTGCCCCAGTCAAGAATAACGCCATAAGTCATTCTTTCTAAAAATTTAACCTTGGCTCCCGATTCGGGCAATGTAATTTCTCGTTCCTCGATGTTTTTAATAATAGGCATATGTTTTGTGTTTTATCGCAAAATGGAGGGATTACTAAGAGAAACACCACCCCGTTCATCCCTCCGCCTTGCTTTTAATTATAAGTTGCCGCGGCCACATCATTGATTACTGTGACGGCCATTCCTTGAGCATCCGAAGCATCAAATTGCGGTGAATAGTCTTGGTCCAAGTAGATTATTTCCCCGGTGGTCAAAGGCACTGGCGAAGTCTTGAGTTTCATGTTGTTGATAGTGATGCGCAGTTCGTTTCTATCGGAGCCACTAATAATCGCGCCCAATATTCTGATGACTAAAGCTCGCTTGGATATTGAGATAAAGCGTTCGTATTCCTTGTAATCGTTGAAAGACTTTTTAATTTTAACAGTCATATCGCCTTGCTTTCGCACTAAGGCGGCCGGGTCTACGCTTCCTGATCGTTTAGCTCCCTCGGGCGCTTCAAATTCGTGGATAATTTCAAATGAGCTTCCTTTTTCCACATTTTCTTGGATGGCCGTCAAAGCGGCGGCCGCCGTGGCTCCGAATCTGAATTGAGTGCCTGACCATTTGAGTGGTTCGCCCAATGTATAAGTCGGCGTTTGCTTTTTAATGTAGCAATAATCGCCAGCCGCATAGGTTCCGACAATCGCGCCAGTCGTTATCTGCGTGCCATTGGCGTTAACCGCGCTAACCACGACTTCCTCGTAAGTATCCGATGTCGCGCCGGTAACTTTGACTAAAACCAGCGTGTCGCCTGCTACAATGCCTTTGTTCGGGGCATCGTCATAATCGGTGGCCAAAGTAACATTATTGGCGGCGCTTCCCGAGGCTGTGCTTATCGGAGCCACGCTGAATTGGCTCAAGGCGCTGACAGTCAATTCCAGTTTAAGTGTGTTTTCCTCAAATATTGGAGCAATCTTGGAAATCTCTACACCAGAATATCTGAATACGACATCGCCTTTCAAAATTTCAATGGTATAGGATTTTGATACTGGCGTGTCATTGTCCAGCGTGAACGGATGCGTATAAACGCTTCCCGAAACTGTAGTCGTGCCTTTTTTCAAAAGCATGTTTAAAAAGTGGGGCAAAGTCTTTGGCTCGCACAGCACTTTAATCGTGCCTTGATGGTCGCGCTGGCCCTTAAAATTAAAATATCGGGCAAAGCGGTTCCCCATGATGGGCGAGTCCATATCAAGATTGATATTGGTCGATAAGCTTTCCTCATACATCGGAATGGCCACAGTCGGAATGACCGGCGTGCCTTTCGTGGTTTCCTTGCCGATTAAAAGATAGCCGATATTGGCTAAGCGATCCTTTCTTGTAAAATCAGTCATATTTTTGTTTGTTTATTGCCTACTGGCAACATTGACAAAATCATTAATTGTTATAGTTATTTCAGCTTCCTCGGCGATGACTTCGCCTCGTTCGCTTATAAAAAATTCAATAGTTTCGTTTTGGTCCTGAATTGAATCGCCCAGCGTGAAGTATGTTCTTAAAACTCCCATGATGCTTGTCGGTTCGTAATCATTGTCGGCGGTTCGCCCCATGATAATATCGGCCATTGTCCTTTGCAAAACCACTTCATCGGGAGTTTTGCCAATTTCGTCTTTTTTGCTCATGACCAATTTTATTGAAAAAACAACGCTAATTTTGTCTAAACCTGTCGCCCCCTGCGAAACTGTAGCCGATTTATTCTCAATGATAACAGCCGGCATATTCGAAATTGGGATAACCAGCGGATCGCCATAATAAAACGCCTTGACTCTTTTATCGGCATAATCTTTTAAATATTTAAGTAATTTGTCGGCAATAGTGGTCATGTGTTTGCGGCCTCGATAATGGCCTTTTGAAATTCTTTAACGATGGTCTGCTTTCGGGTTTCGTCTAATTTCATCATCACGCGCCTCGGAAGTTTGCGCCTCGGCAGTCGACTTTGATGGTATTTAAAATATGGCGCGGTATTGGTTACAAGGACATAATCCTTGCCCTCTTTGTGAATAAAGCTGTTTCTCATCCTGCCCGAGCGTTGCAGTTTGTTGTAATACTTCCCAGAGGCCCAATTTTCGCCAAAAACGCTTCCCTCCGTGTTGAAAACATCATTTTTAAAGAAATATACGAGATAGGTGCCGATGTTCTTAAAAACGCCCTTAAAGTTCTTTATTGTGGATGTTATATTCCTGATTCTGCGAGCCAGCTGGACTTCCCCCTCGATTTCAAATGATATTTGCATATTACCAAGTCATTCCGATACCAAAAATATAATTTTCATCATCCTCGTGATTTTCATCGGGGATACTGGCAAAAGAATTATTAGGGTATCCCTCGATGCTGGATGTGTCGGTTCTTGTCAACGGATTATTATCGCTTCCAAGTAAAACTAATTTGCCGGCGCGAATGTCTTTAAGCATCGAGCGCGCCTCTTTTATTTTTTCCATGCCATCCTTGCTGGTGCCGGTGCCTCGCTCATCCGGGAATTCTTGCCACATCAGCCACCCGGCGGACAATAGCATACAAATTTGCCTGACCATTTCTTGGCCCGGACTGTCCGACCAATAACTATTGCTGGAAATAGGCACGCTGTATCGCGATATTAAGCTGGCGTTTATTTCCCCCTCCGCGCGCGCGCGCACCCTGAATATCCGCTCATCGGAAATATTGTCGTTGTTATTAAATCCGGCTTCCTCTCTGATTTCAAATAAATTACAGAAGTGAGTTCCGCCTCCGCCATAGACCGCCTTAGCATCGTCTTGGCTTGTTTCCGTTCCACTATGGGAATTGTAGTATGTCGCCTTATAAAGCGCCGTAGATGCCCCTGAGAAGTCATTATAAAGCGTTCCCTCGGGGCGGTCGACCTCGATGTCGACTGTGGCGATTAAAGTGTAAGCGCTTTCACTTGACAGTTTGCGATAAATTCGGCGTTTGTCATAGAAATATTTAACAATTTCCTCAAATTGCTCATGGACAAACTTGGTTGCCACTGCCAAAGTAACATTTTTTTGGTCGACATTGACTGTCGATATTTTTTTAAGTTCGGATTGCTCGGCCCCCTCCCTGCCTACGCAAATAAAGTCATTGGCCACAATCCCTTGATTGTTTTCAAATTCCAAGGCGGTGCCGGCGGCCGCTTGCGCGTTCAGCCGTGTTTTTTCGCCTCGGTTTAAATCCTCGTTTGGAATAATGAGTGTTATCATACCGGCATTATAACATTTTTATTTTTTGACCGCAATTATTTCAGTTTGTCGTCAATAAATTTATTTAATTTAGCCTCTATTTTAATTGCGTATTTAAAGCCGAGCAGGGCGGAATTCTCAAAAATTGATTTTATCTCGGTAACGACTATCAGCATTTCCACCAATTCGTCAAACCATTGCGGTATGTATTGCAGGCGGATGGCTTGATGCGCGGCGATTAAAAGCGTCAGATAAAACAACATTTTATAAAGCGTTCGAGAAAATCTGAATGATGTAAAATTCTTATTTTTAATGGCATTGGCTCCGCCCAGCACTAAATCGACTAAAATCAAATAAGCCAAAACTTCTATGACCAAATAATCATACCCCACGGAATACATAATAAAACCGCAAATCGCGGATAAAAATGTTTTAATGGCAAATCCGTCAAAAAAAGACTGGACAACATGAAAAAAATGATCTCGAGCTTTATCTCGCATATTATTATCTAAGGCTAAAAATGGCGCAATCAACAAAAGTCAAAAGTGGCAGTAAAAGCACCAAAGCCACAATTGCCAAAAATTGTAAAATTATTTTCATTTGGTTTTATATTTATTGTGCAAGGCCTTGCTGATTTCGCCGAGAACCAAGCCCAAGGCGATGGTCGCTTCCGGGCCTAAATTAAACCCGGCCAAATTCTGCAAGACAAAATCAATGCCGGCCGCCAGCATCATCATGCCAAGCCTCCAGCAAAAAGAACGCACGCGCTTGCTTAACAAAAAAGCCTTTAGCTTTTCAATTATGTTTTTCATAATTTTGTGACTAAAATCACCTTGTCTTTTTTATCGTTGACAATGACGATTTTGTCGTGATTTTTAGGAATTATTGTTTTATTGTTAATTCGCTCGATTTTTAAATGACTCAATGAGTCGGCTAACGCCAAGGCTTCGCGCAGTCCCAAATTGTATTCTTTGACCAGTCTTTCCGCAACATCTATCTGGTCGCTTAAAGAAACTGTAAACCCGACCGAAGCATTTATTAAATCGCTGATGGTTATATTATCATCAATCGCTTTCCCGACATCGGCTCGCAGAGCTTCCACCACCAAAATTTGGTCATCAATAATTTGTCCTAAGGTTAACGCTTTTATAACATCATCAGACAAATTAGTGTTATCGCTTATCGCTTTTTCTATTCCTGCCCGGACGGCATCCGCCAAAATGACCAAATCCGACACTATCTTTTCGGTTGTGAATATTTGCGCATCAGCCAAAGCCACATTTTCGGTTAATTCTTTGGCGACTGTGCTTTGCACGCTGTCGCTTAAATTAATTTGTTCGGCCAAATCCCTATAAAATGTTTTAAGAAAATCAAGAGCGTCGCTTAAAATTAAACTGTCATCGGTATATTTCCCTATCTGCATTGATAAGCCGTCTTGCAGATTGGTTAAATCAGCTAAATCTTTGTTTAAAATCAACGAGCCGATAAAACTATCCGCCAAGGCCACATTTTCGGTTAAATAGGCTTGAATTATTTTTTGAATGGCATCGCTTAAACCGAGATTGTCAGATAATACTTTGCCGATAGTTTCCGCCAAACTGTCGCTGATTGAAATGCTATCGGTTGGATTTTTCCCGACTGTGAGAATAAGACTTTCCGCCACTAATAACGATTCGGTTAAATTTAAAGAGCCGGTTTTTTGTAAAATATCGCTTAAAACTAATGTTTCCGCTAACGCCTTGGTATTGTCTTTTACAAGGACATCGGCCAATGTTGAATTGTCGGCCAAGTTTTTTCCGTTGGTTTTAATCAAACTGTCGGTTAAATTGGAGCTATCAGCCGTATTTTTATTGATGGTTTTGGCCAGTGCATCAGTCAGCCCGATTGTTTCGGCTAATGCTTGAGTCCATGCGACTGGCGTGGTATAGGTAACTGACAAAATTGGTTTTTCCGTTCCATTGTCAGCAAAATTTGCCGTAAAATAACCCTGTTTATTGGCACTCCAAGTTGGCCCGCTATTATTTATATCCCAGCTTGTTTGAGTGGAAAATTTACTGACTCCTGTTAAACTGATATTGGCGATACCACTGGCATTGAAATCAAATTGATTATATCCGTTGGTTATATAGTCGCCATAAGCCATACTGGCAAAAGAAGTTCTGCCAATGTTTCCGTAATCCCCTGTGGCAAGATTATCAGTGGCCGCCGGTGTAGCGGCCGCTACATGTAAACTTAAAGCCCCGGCAAATTCCTGTCCTACGGATCTACCTCTTAGTGATAAAAACGCGCTACTGATAACAGCCGCATTATCAATTGTGGCGGTATTAAATAGGAAAAAACCACGCAACATCACATTATACTGATTAGAAGTAGCCGAAGATTGTAATCTGGCAATGTTATCAAAAGTATTTGACACGCCAGCGGTTACCCCGGCGCCGGCTCTAATCGTGGCAAAGGCTTCGTCAACTCCATCTCTGCGAACATAGCCATCGCAAGGGCTGTTCGCTCCCGCAACTGGATTAAAAGTGTCGGTGGTTAAAGCTAAAAATGGCAAAAATTCTTTAGCGAAAAAAATCAAGAAACAGGCCAATGCCGGTCTTAAAATTGCTAATCCTTTGTCAGTTTCCCATGCCACAGACGGAAGCCAAAATAACCAAGGTCTTAATTTCAAAGCGTATTCATAACGGCTAAAAAATTGCTCTGTTTTCAATTCTTGCAAGTTTTTTGTTTTTTTGTCCCAAACCAATCCTTGTGAATGAACTATTGACTGTGGAGTAATCTTTATAATTTTCCCATATTTCGTGGGTTTATGACCCATTTTTTCAAACTGAAAAATAAGTCTACCCAGCCAAGTATTGGCCAGCCAGACTAATATTTTTTGATGGCGTTCAAAAAACTTTAAATCAATCATATATTAAAAAACCAATCACCGCCCCCCAAAAAAGAGGGGCGGAGGTGGCTTTCTATGAAGCACCGATGGTCACTGTCCAAGTGATTTTTAGAGTATCGGAAGCTCCTTTGTTTATTGCCGCGAAAGTGGATCTGCAAAGCATTGTGCCATTCGCAGAGGAATTGAACACCCCGGCCTCGGTAATCGCTCCGGTGCCATCCGCGGCCGCCCAGTCGCCGACATAGATGATATCGTTATCATCACCGCCAGCTCCCTGCGTGCGCGAGGTTAAGGCGTTGCGGTCAATTTGGAATTCCAAAGCCGTATTGGCGGATGTCGGGGCGGTCGTGCCTGTCCCGATGGCCATATGGCTCATTGCCGATTCGTCTTGCGAAGAGGCTAATTGGTCCGCAATGTGCGCTTCGCCTGCGTTGGTCATCAAATTTGAGATTACTCTCTCGTCTTTCAGTTTGCCGTCTTTTCCAAAAAGCTGGATAAGCAATCTGCCTTTGCGAGCCACGCGGTCTGTTAGTTTTTGATTTTTCATAAATCTTTTATTAATTTAACAGCTTTAGCTCGTTCTTGATTGCCTCCAGTGAACTTATCCAATATGATGGTTTTACCCTGTTCGTATTGAACGCCATTTTTGAACAATCCGGCTGGTGAAATAACCTCGTATTCGGCCTTTTGAGCGAATAGATTGGCTCTGATGCCCTCGGCTTCAGCCACTATGTCTAATGGATTTTTTTCAGCCATACTATTGTCTTTATTGTTAATTATCTTAATCAGGGGAGGATTTTACCCTCCCCTGATTTTAAGTTTAAGCGATTGCGTCTTCGATAAAGTAGCCGGCGACATTGCTGACTAATTTCTCGTCTTGGCAAACTTCGACTTCGAACACATCTTTCTTTTCGGCTTCCTCTCTCCAAGTGCGGACACCCCAAGGAGTGTGAGCGGCATTCTTGGCGCGGAAAATATAACCGCAAGAAAGTTCGTCAATGGCCGGAGCATCAGGAGCGTAAATCAATACCACATGCTTGCCCCACACATCAGACAAAGTCTGGGTGGCGTTGCCCTCTTTATTGGTATTCTTGGCGGCCTTGGGGATTAATACTTTCATATTCCAAAGAATAGGAGGCAAATCGCCGTCTACCAATAAGTTTTGATGAGTATATTTGATTAAATCTCTGATGGTGACATCGCGCTTCATGATTTTAGCGATGGCAGATGGAATAATGATTTTGTTCGGCTCATGACCGCCAGTTTGCTGGCGAATAGCCTCACGCCCGGCATCGATGATAGCTTCAATAGCGTAGGTGATATTGTCGGTATCATAGCTGGCATTATTCCATTGCTGGGTGCCGGACAATTGAACTCTGTTGGTAGAGGCCCAATTGGCTTGAGTGGTCAACAAAGTCGCCACGCGGATTTCTTGGTCAAGCATGATCAAGTCCTTAACGCGTCTTGATTTGGACATTCTCAAGTTCAGCACACTGTCAGCGTTGGCCGCCTGCCGATCGGTTACTTCGGCGCTTAGCGCGTATTCCTCGGCCAAATAGGAATTCGAGCCGTCGACTGTAAAGCCGACCCTCTTTGATCTCGTGCCATCCGCCCTCTTGGTGTTATCAGGCACCCTGAAGGCTTCCCCCTTATTCCAAGCGTAGTATTTATCGCTTTCTTTAGCTACGGAAATAACAGGGAAGATGTCCTCGGCAATCATTCCGGTAGGGTGATAACCGAGCGACATGTTGGATAGCGCTACATCAATGTGAACTTCGTTTACTTTAGGCATACATTGAGTATTAAGGTTTGTTAAGCTGTCCGCTTATTTTGGTGTTTTTATGTCCTCGGTTAGTGAGCGATTACGAGCGGTCTGATTAAGACACTAACGATATCGCCACCAGCTCCGGCGGCTTCCAACGCGATAGCAATAACATGCTCGGTCGAAGCGGGAGTGCCTGTCCAAGTCGAACTGATAGCCGGGCAGGTAATTAAACGGCCGGTCGTAATGGCCGCCACCAAATAATCGCCTTTGCTAAAAGCGGCGCCAGCTACGGCTTTGCTAATACCTGCAACGCAGACATTAACAGAATCACCGGCGGTAGCCACAGTGTTTTGGATGATACCAATAACCTTATCGTTGTTGCCATCAGGCAAATCAACTTGATCAGCATTGGTTCCAATTTCCACCGCGACATACTTTTCTGACATGGCGCGTTCGGCTTCAAAGGGAGCCTCCAATAATTTAATTTCGTGAGCCATACAAAGTAGTTTAGGTTTATTAATCTAACTTTGCCGGATTTTTACCGGCGGACTTGGCTATTTTTTAGCCAGTTCTTTTTCAGCCATCAATAAAGCTTCCGGATAGGATAGTTTATCATTGGCTTTTATCAACGCCTTGGCTTTTTGGTCAAGTTTGAAAGAATTGGCCTCAACTCCCTCGGGCGCTTCGCCCTCCTCGCCCTCGCCACCCTCGCCGCCAATCTCTGAGAACAGAGTGGCTTTCGGCAAGCCGTTAACGATTTCAAAGAAAGCTGTTGCTTGCGTATCATTCAAAGACATGGCAAAGGCAGTCACTTTTTCCTTGATGGTGGCTGGCAACTTTCCCTCTTTGTTTGATTCGCTAAACACAAGTTTTTCTATTTTATCACTCATTTCCTTTTTCTTGAGTTCCTCCGTAGCCTTGACACCGGCATCGGCCGCATCCTTGAGCTTTTTAACTTCAACTTCGCTCATGGTTACGGAACCGGCAGGCGCTCCGACCGCAGGGGCCTCTTTATTAGGATTGAGTTCGGCAAATTTTGTTTTGCCTACCTCGTCCAATTCCGAAAAGTGAGAAGCAATAAAGGACTTCTCGTCATTATCAAGATCGGCAAGGTTTTTCAATGATACTTCGCTTAATAACATAGTGTTATTTATTAAGATGTCCTCTGAGAGAACAACTGGGTTTAACCCCTTAAAATAAGGTCGGTTGGTAATTGCCCCCCCGACAAAAACATTATTATACACCTTGCGGCTCTCGGGGTCTTCATATTGGAAGTAAAACTCGGGACTGAAAAAGCGATAAATCGCGTCCTCAATCAGCTGTCGACCTTTGGCGTTCCACTCCACGATGGCGAAGAGTCCCTCTTTGCCTCGGTTTATAAGTTCTTTAATCCAGCCCACGGCTCCGCAATCCGACCGATGCTCCTCATCAACAGGCAAACCTATCGTGCTACTGTGCGCGCGCAGGTTCTTTTTAAAATTAGCGACAAATTCTTTCAAATTATCCTCGGTGATTTTAATCGGGCCATACATCGGATGATTCCATTCGCCCTCTTTCAGCAATTGCAGTTCTGTTTGATTTTTTTCATCAAAAGTCATGTTCAAAGGAACCATCATTGTGATTGGATGTTCATTGGCCTTTTTAGCATGCCTAATTTCACCGGCATGCGATTTGTTATTTTTGTCATAACAAATATGCATATACTGGTCACCGCTTAATTTCTTTGTGATGACGCGTCCGCCATCAGCAACGCATCTGTCAAATTCTGCTGGCATAAAAGTAAAACGCCCAAGGCATTAGCCCGGGGCGTTTTTGGAGGAAGGCTCCTCTGCAAGCAACCACGGACATAATCGCTCACTGATCGGCCTCGCGAAAGACGACCAGTTTGTCCGTGGGCTTAAATTATTTTTTTAATGTTTTATTAAAATTGACATTAGGATCATTTTTCTGCTCTTGGATTAATTCTACCATATCTTTACTAAACTGTTCAATAGTGCCGTTCTTAAGTTCCTCTAAATAATCGGCACGCCGAATAATTTTGCTTGATAAATGTCCTATTTCCACATCCGTGTCAACATAAATCTTAAATCCTGCTTCGCGCGCTTCCCGGCAAAAATTAAAGTCCTCGCCCATTTTAGAAAAAAAGAAATAAGGATATTTTAATTTTTTCAAAACTTCCACGCTAATCAAAACTATTCCAAAACCGATATGATCGGCGACCATCACTCCCATATCGGCCGCATCCACCCACATGACCGCTTCGGTTTCCTCCTCGCCCGGGTGCTTGGCAAAAATACAAGGATAGTGTGGCGAGGTTCGTTTGTAGGCCCGGACTCCTATAACCAGCTTCCTATAAAGCAACAATCTATGGATAACATCGGCATCAAAGGTATGGTCGCTGTCAATCATCGCCAAATGCGTGTATCCGCCCTCTACGGCCTGCTTAGCGAGCAGATTGCGCGCTTCATGCGTTATCATCCTCGAAACTGTCCTGACAGCCCAATTTTGGCTTTCTGCGTGCGATGCAACGAACATGGCTAAATGCATAAAGCTCTTGAATGGGCTTTCGCCCTCCAAATCCTCAATCACGCCGGAATTTGGCAAGCCTATCAACACTTTGGCCTCTTTCCAAGTATTTCGGCAATATTCCTCCCATTGCTCATCGCTGGCCTCGCCAAGATTGCTTATTGATTTTTTAATTTTCTCTTTTAGTCCGTTAAACATAGTCTTATTTTAATTTATCAAGCACTTTTTTCATGACCTCCACCTGTTTCTGATGTTTTTCCACCCGATCGGGGTATTGATTATCTTTGGTATATTTGGCGATTTTCGCTTCTCTTTTGGCGATATCTTTTTTGTATTCCTCTTTAACGGCATCGGCGGCCAAACTTCCCTTTTTAACAATGGCGGTCTTAGGCTGTTTTAAGTCGTTCATGCCATCGTATTTTTTGGCAATCGACTCGGGGACTTCCGTTATCTTAGGTAATTCCGGTTCGTCATTCATAATCTCAACCCAAATGCCTCGGCAATTGCTGTGAAATATGTCCTCTTGCGCCCAAGGATCATCCATGGTGACTGTCCGCCCGTCCATGCTCATGCAGAACATGCAAGTGCGGTCATCTAAAAGTTCCGAGCGTTGTAAAGCGTAAATATCGCCTTTCCTACTAAATTGAGTCGCGCGCCTGCCTTGATTAATCGAACCGCCGACAATGACTGACGATGTTTGCTGGCTTAATTCCTCGATGGCTTCGTCAAATTTGATCCCGACTCTTTCCAAAGCCTTAGCGGTGGTCACGCCCTTGGCCACGCTATCCATCGCTTTCATCTTGGTCTTGGTGGATATCTTATTGGCGTGGTCGGCCATGATAATATTGGCGTTGGCTTCCAGTCTGTCGATATCGGTTTGCGGAGTGGCCGGCGAGGTTATTTTCATTTCGGCCGCCACGGCATTTTTTCCAAAGTTATAAAGTTCTTTCATCTTAGCGACCATTTCAGTTTGATACTTCGGGTCAAATTCAATGCCCATTTCCGCTATCATGGCATAGTCGCCTGCTTCGATGGCTTTTTTAAGCGTGGATAATATTTCGTCTTTTTTTTCAGCCATGCCATCCTTAAGCATGCCGGCGAATTCTTTTTCTCGCTTTACGAATTCATTTTGCAGGTTGCCGAAGTTAACTTTTTTCTCGGCATAGGTCAATTTGCGGAATGGCTTAAAATTCTCATTCAGCTGATAGAGTTTTTTTTTAGCCGGCAACGGATGTGGCGGTTCGTTAAACTGATTTTCTATCTCGGCCAGCGTATCCTTTCTATCTTGCAGAGTTTGCTTGACTTCCTCGATTTTCTGTTTAATCTCGGCTTTCTTGGAGGGGCTGTCGGTTTTGTTAATCTCGGCATCCAAGCGTTCGATGCGGATTAAATCTTTTTCAATGCGTGATTTCATTCGGCTCTTTCGCAGTTCGAGCTTTCTTGTTTTGATGTCTTTGGTGATATTGGTCTTGGCCTCTGTTTGGCGCGCTTTCTCTTTTTTAATGCCCTCTTTGCCGGCGGCAATCATTTTTTTGATTTCCTCTATTTTTTCCTTAACTTTGGCATTAAACGCTTTTTTGGTCTTTTTGTCTTTAATACTGCCGGCGCGCTTCTTGAAGTTATCTATAACGGCCTTTAATTCGTCAATACGGCGCTTGGCATCGCTGATATTGGACGAACTGGTGTCATACTGCGAGATATCCGCAGAATGCCCCTTGCTGGCCCAGTATTGCTTCATAGCCTCGCTTATTTTGGACTTGGTGGTTTCATCGAGCGGTTTTCCAGCCGCGCCGAATAAAAAGGCTTCATCCTCAAACATTTCGTTAAAATATAAAATATCGGCTTCCCTTTCCTCGCTCATCGTCTGTTTGATTTCCTCGGGAACATCGGGCGCCTGATCAGCCTCGCCGGCCACATCAACTGATAACAAATCCAGTTCGGTTAATAAATCGTCAGTTTCTTGGTCATCGTCATCGCCTACTTGCTTAACCGGCAAATCCAATTCATTGCGGACATATTTAACTAATTCATCATCTTTTTCGATTATGCCATTGGTTATCAAAGTATTTAACATCGTGGCGAACTTGTCTTTATCGATGGCGCCGATGTCATCCACTCTTAATTTTGGATATTTGGTCATGCCGGGCCAGTTGAAATCACAAAGCTGTTGAATAGCGTGTTTGGAAATAACGGCGCAGATATTCTTACCCACGGCTTGGAGGCTGTCATAGAAAAATCCGCTTTGGTCTTTGCTCAAAGCAAAACTTCCGCTTTCGCCGGCTCCGAGCATTAAAAATTGAGCCAACACATTAAGCACGATTTGGCGATTATGATAATCGATGCTGGATTTGGGATCGCGCGTGGCTTTGGCTTTCATGTCTAAAAATCCGACTTCGTATCCATCAGGAAAAACCACATGGGCTTTTTCATTGGCGCGTAAATTCTTAACCAATGCCTTGGCGTTGGCTTTGTCTTTGTCATCCGCCCCAGCCGGTAGTTTGCAATATGGCACGCCCAGCCCTTGGCGCTCAAAAGCCATGGCATCTATTTGCTCAAAAATATCTTTATAAAACCAATGCTTGTATGCCGAGCGCAAAACGCTAACCCCCTCGTAATTGTCGCCCTCTCGTTCGTTGATAAAAATCAATAGCTTGTCCATCGGGATTTCCACGCTCTTGCCGGTAGGCAATAACTGGGTTATGCCCGGTTCGTTCTTGTCGTTGCCGATTCCCCAATTGGTGATGGTCTTAGGATGGCGCGGAGCCAATTTTTTCCAACCGATATATTGCTTGCCCTCAAACTCGACATAAGTAAAAACTTTTTCAAAAACAAAAACGCCGTAATCTACCATCAGCAGAGATTGGCGCAAAAAATCTTGCCACGATATAGTCATGGCCTCTTTCAAATTGTGTTCAATAAATCTCGCTTTTTCAATATCGGCTTCGTCTTGGCTGGCCGCCTCGACATCCCAGTTCGCCGATAACAAAGGCAGTTTTAAAACTTTCAATGATGCCGCCACAGTAGCATCGCCTTTCCTCATTTTGTCATAAACCCGGTATTTTGCTGTGCCAACCAAGCCACTGTTATATTCCTCATCGCTAATCATGCCGTGGAATATCGTTGTGCCGGTATCGCCCATCTCATCATCAAGAACAGGCTTGATTACAGGCGCGGGAGCTGGACTTTTAAAAAAATTGCTAAATAATCCCATATTTGTTTTAAAATGCTCGACCATAGACTTCGCTATCGCCAAGGTCATTTTCATCAAAATAATCGCCTATTTTTTCAACGGATAGCTTCATGCGCTTAAAACACATGGCTATCGACCAAAAACTATCGCCATGACCCTCTGGTCCCTCAACGGCCTCCAGTTCGTTGGTAACGCATAAAATCTGCCTTACCATGCGCGGATCGTCAATCAGTTCGATAAACTTCTCACTGACCGCCTTGCCGAAATCTGTGGCCATGGCCCACTTGTCTTTGGATGTCATTGTTAAAAGTTCAATTTGCTTGGGCAGTTCGCCTCTCTCTTGAAGCGTGGTCAGTTCGCCTCGGGTGTTATCGGTTTCCACGAAGTCGATGTTAAAATAATCTATCGCCTGCTTAACATAACTTAATTGGGTGGGCTTGTCGACATTATAAGCGTTGTCATTCTCACCAGCATAATCCCAATGGTCAAAAAACTTCTGGTGTATTTGGGTGGCGCGCTTCTTGCCTCCGATGTTTTTAATTTGAAAAACTGTAAAATGCGCCGGGTGTCTTTTTTTGCCCAAATCCCAACCGGCTATCGTGTCAATTCTTTCGGGCGATTTTATTTTATCAAAAATTGACAAAGCCTGCAAATCTTTGTTGACGACCGCATTTATTTCATCCTCGTTGAAGTAGCTGTTCTCGGCGTAAATAGGCGACACATTATATTCTTGATTGTAAATTTTTTGTCCGCGCAGGGCTTTCCTCGATTGTAATTCGTCCCAGTTCATATGCTCGGGCCACAAAGCAATCTTTTTAACCGGGTCGACTTCGGCCGGCTGTATTCTGACGGCGAACTTCTTTCGCATTTCCACATCAAAGAAAAAGTCTTGATTGGTCTGCGGTGTGCCAATTATTTTACAGAATTCCCGAGGCATGTCCAAAATCTGCGTTTTAATAATATCGTTGACTTTATAAATTTTCGTTAAAATCAGCTTATTGTCCGGGTCTTGCAGAGGGTCATCGACATACACACCATCGCAATGAATACCGCGTTTAAACGCCAGCAAGCCGTGCGGTTCCATGGTCAGGTATGTCGATGCTTCCTTGCGCCCGATGTAATCCCAGCTATATTTTATCACGCTCTCGGCCGTGGGCTTTAAATCGACACAATTCTCATAATATGGGTTATTTTTAACTAAAGCCTTTATTTTTGAAATGTGGTAGGCGGCCATTGAGTCCTGATAGCTAAAATAGTGATATTCTTTATTTTCAAAGCAACCAAACATCAGTCGCCACATAAAATCGGCGTAAAAGCTGGCAGATTTAAAATGGTCGCGCGGAGCGACTTTCATTAGCCAGTCATTGTCCTGCATCCAATTGGCCGTGTCATCGATATATTCGCCTCCAACAAATTTTTTAAATGATTTGCTAAAAATGTTGTTAACAAAAAACCTAAGGCTTACTTTCGATCTCGCCAATATGTCCAGTATCTCTTTTTTGCTCTTGTTCAGCATCTTTTAATAATTTAAGTAATTCGGCTATGTTAACGACTTCGGTTCTGATTGTGCCGAGCTTTCTTTCGAATACGCCCATATCGAATTGTAAATCAATCAATGACCGGTAATGCTTAATCATGTTATCAAGGGCGATGACCTTGACCATGTCGCTCTTGGTGGTGGTTCTAATTTTAATCAGTTCGCTGGCGACAAATTTAACAAAGTCCTCAAACTGGGCAATAGCCATTTTAGCGGCCACATTGTTGTAACGCCACGCGCGCTCGCCATGTATTTTTTTAAGCAAACCTCTGATATATTGCCGGCTTATATTTATGTTTTTCTCTCTAAGCGCCGACTCTATTTCCCTTTCCGAAGCACCCGGTTTAATCACTATGATTTTCCGGACATTCCCAATCATCTCTTTTTCGTATTCTTTTGAATAAAACCCCATAGCGATGGACAGTGTCGGATAAAGCCAAATCTAAAGGCCAGCCAACCTCTTAATTTTTATTTTCCGCTAACTTTAAACTATTTTCATCAAGATTTGGTTTGTTCAAACTGCTCACCAAATTTTTAACATCAATTTGCTCAAATTCCTGTTCGTAAACTTGCGATATTTCCTCCTCAATCTTAGGCAAACCAACCTCATCTGTCTTGTCGGCTTTCACTACTTTCCTATGTCGAATTATCCTCACGACATATTTTTCGCTTGCCAATTTTTCCAATTCTTTTTTGTCCTCGGCCATATGTTTAAAATTAAAATTCAAGTTTAATTATTACTCTGTTAGCCACTCGCTCCAATGAATACTTTTTGGCCCCGAACCTATCTGCTAATTCCATCACTTCTTGAGTGAACGATTTTTGCTTTCCTTTCCGAATTGTCTTTGGGGGGATGTTGCCGGCCATAAAATTAAAATTCGCTTTTAAGTATATCTCGGAGGGAATACTCAAATTTATGTTGCGGGCGCCAACCCAATAAATTCCAAGCCTTGTTGATGTTAGCGAAAGAATAAAGCGGATCGCCATCGGTTCTCTCTTTGTAGTCAACGCTATGGTCGCCAAAATCAATTCCTTTCTTGCCGGCAAGGAAATCTTTAAATATTCTATAAATATCCTCAACAGTAATCAATTCGGCTCCTCCAAGATGGATTGTTTCGTTTGTAAGCATGCCCGCTAATTCGATGGCTCTAACCATTCCACCAACCAAGTCATCGATATGAGTAAATCCGCGCGCGCTGAAGCTTGGTTTGATTATCGTTATCTGACGGCCGGCTTTAATCTGTTTTATCCATTTGCCGATCAACATATCAGGGCGGCAGTTATAGCCATAAACTGTGAATGGTCTGATTATCGTGTAATTTAAGCCTGATGCTCGAACCAGCATTTCGCCGGCCACCTTAGTCATAGCATAAAACGACAGTGGATTGTAGGATTGGTTCTCTGTTAGGCCACTGTTTCCAATATCGCTATTGCCACCCAGCACGGACGAACTGCTAAAAAATATAAAATGCTTGACTCCGTATTTTTTGGCTGAATCCAAAACATTTTTAGTCCCCAAGATGTTTGTTTTGGTATATTCATCAGGGAATTCCTCGCTTTTTCTTACGCCGGGCAAGGCAGCCAAATGAATAACCATGTCGATTTGATTGGTTTCAAAAAACTTGTCCATCCTTATTCTGTCGCGGATGTCGTCAAGCGGATTTTTTTCGATGTCAAAACCATAAAGTTCATAGTCGTATTGATTGCGAATACGATTTAAAGCGGCGGTCAATTCGTTTCCAATAAATCCTTTGTGGCCAGTGATTAAAATTTTCATAGTGTTTTTTTACAAATTATTTTTATCATTAAATCTTTGCGATGCATCGGGAAATCATAAGGAGTTTCTTTGATTTCAACAAATCCGGCCATCCTAAGCATTTTTGCCAAGGCTTCAAAATCGTAAGCGCTTTTATGGCATTGATAAGCCATATCGGAATCCTCAAACAGTTCGCCATAAATATACTGGATAATATAGCGATATGGAATTGTCTGTTCGGTATAGGCCTTGCAAATCTTTTTTAAATCAGGCACGCCGATGGTCAATTTTCCTCCGGGGGAAAGTATCCGATTAAATTCTTTGAGAAGTTTTAATGTCTGGCCAATCAGCAAATGTTCCAATGTAGCTACCGACAAAATTTCCTCAATCTCGTTATTTTTGAAAGGTAATCGTTTGCGAATATCAGCCACGATATCAACTTGCGGTCCGGCCTTTCCATCCACATTCAAAAAATCCTTATAAACTTTAGTGTTGCCCCCGCAAATATCAAGCTTCATTTTTTTTAAATACGGCCAGCGAGCATTTTGGCTCTTTCAAAATAAGCTCAAAGTCGCTGATGCCGTGTTCGTTTTTATTTAACGCTATATTAAAAACCAATTCGTGGAGGCCAAAATATTCGGGATACTGTGGCCAATAGCCAGCGATAAAATCCTCGATGATATAAAGTCCGCCCGGCTTCAAATATTTAAAAAGCTGTTCAAAGGTATTCTTGGTTTCCTTGTAGCGATGCGAACCATCGTCAATAATAATGTCAAATTTTCCAAATTCCAAACCAATATCGTTTAATGCTTTGGAATCATTTTGATCGCAAACTCTATAAACAACCGAATTATCATGAACAAGATGCGTTGATTCGGCTGGGAATGCCAAATCAAGTCCTATAATTTTTTGTGCATACGGAAAATATCCGTGCATCCAAGCAATCGAACCGCCCTTATAAACGCCCATTTCCAAAATATTTAATTCTTGGTTCCTAAGTGGCGCGAATATTTTTTCGTATTCCGCGATTAAACCATGCTTAATTTTATCTGTGTCATACATATTTTTCAATTTATTAATGGTTCCAAGCTAACCCCATGCTCGCGCGCCCATCGGTCGGCCGGGTTATTGGATAATTTACTTTTATCTTTTTGTGGCCGATCGATATAATCGCAAGACGGAAATCTATTGCATCCGAAAAATGAGCCATACTTTCCACGCTTTTGAACTATTTCACCGATTTCGCATTTTGGGCAATATTTCATATATCGAATAATGATTTCTGATTTTCATTGATTATGGTCACCCCTCTTAAATCATGCCGACAAATTCCTCGCTTGGCCCGGCTTCGCTTGAATGATTGGCGGAGTTTGCCACACTTCTCGCAAAAGAAATAATAAATCCGGCGTTCTTTTTTTATTTTATTGATTCTTGGCTTTTTATTTCTGTCCATGTTTTTTGATCGCTTTCGCGAATCGGTTCAATTTTTGTATATTTAAACCATCTTTCAAGGATGACTTGGCAATATTTTTCGTCAAGTTCCATGGTATTACTGATGCGGTCTGTTTTATAGCAAGCCATTAATGTGCTTCCTGATCCGCCGAATAAATCCAGCACGATTTGATTGACTAAGCTGGAATTCTTAATCGCTCGCATTATCAGCCATTCCGGTTTCTCTGTCGGGTGAACATATTTATTGCTGGCCTTGCGTGGCATATCCCAAACATCATATTCGTCACGCGTATCTCTAAAGTGATGCGTTCCCTCTTTCCAGCCGTATAAAATGGACACTCCTTTTGGCTTGGCGATTTTTTTGCCCTTGGCTATCCATTCGTGCTTGTATCGATAATCATTCCAACCATAACTGGCATTGTCTTTCACCCAAATAATAACGCCACTAAAATATAAACCAGCGTTTTGAATGCACTTATAAAAGCTCGGGTAACTGCTCCACCCTGAGCAAACATAATATACCCCCCCCCCCCAACAATGCCGAATTCATGGCGATAAAAAATTTGCTCAAAAAATCCTCAAATTGCCGGGGGGTAATGGTATAGTTTTTAAAGCCCCCTCGGGTTTTTC